GAAAAGGATCGCTTTCCTTTTTACGAGGAAAGAGTTGAGGACGATGTTGAGGACGATGTTGAGGACGACGATCTATATGATGATGCTGTTGGCGAGTTCCCTACTGAGAGTAGTAACAGCGAAGTTATTGCTGAGAAAGAGTCTAATAAAGAGAAACCATGCTTTATTATTTTTGTCAACGATCAACCAGTTTTCTATGCGAATTCTCATATCTTGGCCAGAAGTAAGATGAAAAATCTCGCTAACCAGTTAAGCATGGGTTACACAGACTACAATTCATGTGTTGAACAGGTAACACCAGACGAGATCCGTATTACTGGTTACTATAGATTTTATCTAATTTCTCACAGTTGTACACTTGAAAGACTTCGTGTGCAAAAAGTACCTACCTTCATTGAGTACTCTTATGCTGGACTCGCTAAAAGTCTATTGATGTCTGCTTATGAATAATTTTTATATTACTAACACTTAGTAATACAACTTAGAGCCAAGATCATACTCTTTTTAAATGATGGATGATGAACAGAATATATGTCCAATTTGTCTTGATGAATGCAAAGATACCTTTGAGACACACTGTAACCATAAGTACTGTCAGAGCTGTATCCAAAAAGTCCCTAGAACTAGCCAAGCACTTGAAGAAGGAATTATAACTACAGGCGTGGCTTGCCCTTTGTGCAGAGAGTTTGTAACGCTTTCTTCTCCAATACAAGTAACAGACCCTGAGACAAGACCATGTGTCAAGCTTGTATACGGTACAACTGTCTGTATCGGTATTGGTCTAGTAGGAGGAACCAGCACGGGTTTTTTGTATATTTTGTTCAGCTTAAGTAACACTACGGACCCAATTATAGATAGCTATAATATGTTTCTACTGATCATATCCGGAATCGTACTAGTATGGATCGCGGGAATCCTTGGTGCAATCCGTCGGTCACTACATCTCTAAGGTTGTTTGTATTATTAGCACTAATAATACAACTTTTTGATCTCAAATAGCTGGGTATTCTTACCCAGAGCAAGTCTTTCTATTTGGTACTCTATTTCTTCTCTTAGACGCTCTAACTTTGCCTCTAATGAAGTTTTATCTCTATTACTATCAGGATTGAACCGAATCCACATCCATTTGCCTGTGAAGATCATCATTACATCGTTGTACCTGATCTCTTCGTCCTTTTGGTCGTAAGATCGATGAGCAAACTCATCGGTTTCAATTGCTAACATCGTAGAACCTATCATCTTGTGATGGTCTATTCTCCTTCGATGAGTACACTTACAGTTCCCTGTGTAAAGACACTTATCATGAGTAAAGCCAGTAAAGTACTTGTTGATCATATTTCTTACTTTGATTTCTTTGGCTTTACTTCTAATGATCTTGCTTCTTGGATCGCTAGGAAAAACTCTCTTGAAGCATCGGGCACAGTAGCCGTCGTACTTCTTACAACCAGATTGGCTATCAATCCAAGCAATACAATGAGGGCATCGCTTCCCACCTCCATGAGCTTTACACTTACTAGTCTTACCTTGAGCACTCTTGGTACATCCTTCATGAGTACATCGCTTCCCACCTCCATGAGCTTTACACTTGCCAGTGTTACCTTGAGCACTCTTGGTACATCCTTTATGGGTACATCGCTTCCCACCTCCATGAGCTTTACACTTGCCAGTGTTACCTCTAGCACTTTTGGTACATCCTTCATGAGTACATCGCTTCCCACCTCCATGAGCAAAGCACTTGCCAGATTTGCATTGAGCACTCTTGGTACATCCTTCATGAGTACATCGCTTCAGCCATCGCTTGGTTCCTATAATTCTTACTTGTTCAATACCATTCGTTGATAATCTGTATTCTTTTGTCATATTGGTTTCTAATATTTTTTTTCAAACCAAGAAGATTTGAAAAATCATACTCATTTTGTGTCAACGTAATTCAGGTACTTGAAACCTTGGAGCTGACAGATCACATCGCATAGGTCGTCTTTCTTTCGGCTTGTCTTGATTTGAGACATAGTATCGTCATCTTCTCGAGCTTCAAGTATGAACAAGGCTTGATTGATACACCATTTCTTTCTTGCTGGCTTGTTGATAGCTTTGTATCTCTTCTTACCTGTCTTAGTTACTTTTTCTATTTTGGCAGCTCCTAGTACTTGCGTCTTGTGGTACGCAGGGAACTCGATGATCTTCTTCCCTACATGTTTGATCGAAAAATAAGACCAACAGTGTTGTCCAATTTTGAGAGCCATCGTATTATGTCGCTTACCAAAGCTCATTTGCTTCTCAATGACAAAGCAATCACATTGCTGCCAGTATTCTTCATATTCATCAAGAATTTCTATCATGTTACGGAGAACTTTTGGATCTAGATACTTGGTGCTGTCGCATCCTACTGTAAGATCTACATTTTCTAATAAGATCTTCTTACCGGTAGAACATACTTGGTCTAAAATAGGTTGGAACTCGCTTGTTGGTGTTCCACATGGTTCGTATCGCTCTTTTTTTGGTATATTCTTGCACTCTTTGAGTTTAGAGACGTCGACCTCTTCTACATAGAAGCTAAAGTTCTTCTTTCCTATATCAAAGCTAGCTAGCCATACAATATCATTGTCAGAATTGCTCATTTCTTTAGCTCTTGCTAGAACATGTTTAAATCTAACTTATCTAGGCAATATATAAAAAATGAACTTTCTAATACAACAAGAAAAGGTCATCTTGATTATTATGGTCAGTTTAACCTTGATTAGTTTGGCTATAAGTATTTACTTGGCTCTCAACCAGACTTGTACCAGCGTTAAGACCTGTGTCAACAAAAAGCTGTACGTTATGAACACAGGTGTTGACGTAGACAAGCATTTCAAAGAGAAGTATGAAGGCTTGAAGAACAAAATTGGCGACTTTGATGTTATGGCTTACAACCAGTCGATGGATTCAGGTAATCTTACAGCAGTTGAATGGAATCAAATTGCTCAGGATTTAGCCAAAATGTACGACAAGTACGATGCATTTGTGCTCCTGGCTTCTCATGATAGTATACCGTATACTGCTTCTGCTCTATCTTTCATGATGGAGAATCTAGGAAAACCTATCGTCTTAGCCGATGGAGATCTCCTCACAGACGCCTTGGTATTGGCATCACAGACTAGAGTACCCGAAGTTATGATAGCATCGAAAGAGAAATTACTCAGAGGATGCAGAACCATCGTCGACTCCGAGAAGGGATACGGTTCTCCTAAGTATCCTCCTTTAGACAAAAAGACTGGGTTACCAGTACCAAAAGAAGCTTTTCAACTCAAAATGCTTGATCCAATTAAAAAGATAGCAGTAATCAAGCTATACCCAGGAATGAATGCCGATGATATTGCTCATTACCTCAGTATGAAAAACCTACAAGGTATAGTATTAGAGCTGTTGGGAAATGGAGCACCAACATCTCCAGATTTCCTCAAAGTGATCAACGAACTAGCTAATAAAGGTATTGTTATACTTGCTGTAGGCAACAACGAAGAGACTGACATGCGGTTACTAGAAGCGGGTGCTTTACCTGGCTACGACATGACAACAGAAGCCGCATTTGGTAAGTTATCTTTCCTGTTAGCCAATGTCGATGACAAGAAGCTTATCGGCAAACTTATGGACATCAGCTTCAGAGGAGAGATGACAATGTAATACAACTTTTTGATCTGACGACTCTCATTGTGGGTAAAGCTATTTCTGGTTTAGACAGTTGTCGTCATAATTTTTATTAAGTAATTATAATAATTGTAATACAATAAATGGGATCATCAGTATCAAAAAATTCCAAGCCAACTTTGACAAATGACAAGCCAACATGTCTATTAAAAGACGGACAGTGTATGGGAGCTGGCTGTGGCAGTGATCAACCATGTGGTGTAAATTATATTGCAGGAAAATGCGATCCTTGTAGTAAATACGGAGGCACATGGGCGCCTGAACAAACAGACCCCAACTCGGGTGGTAAATACGGTAACGGCTATCATTGCTTGCTTGGTTTGTCGAAAGATGTCGAGTGTCCTAAAGGGATAAAGCAGGAAGATTGCTTTGGATATGAAGGAAAGGTCTACTACCTGACCGGGAGCGAGACAGAAGACGCTCTGAATTGTTGGCAAAACGCTGATTGCGGTGAAAATGAAAGTTGCCTTCCATTAAAAGAAGGATCACATATAGGTAAGACATGTGAGGAACTTCTGAACGAATATGGCAACCAACGCCCAACCTGCAATTCGGGATACAAACTAGGTATAAAAGGTACAGGACGCATATTGCCCGGTGGGGATTCCAAAACAGCACCTGGACCATGTCAATTTGAATGTAAGAAAAACCCACCAGGACCAACACCTTCACCAGGACCAGGACCAACACCAACACCTTCACCAGGACCAGGACCAACACCAACACCTTCACCAACACCAGGACCAACACCAACACCAGGACCAACACCAGGACCAACACCAGGACCAACACCTCCTAAGAATAATACGGTATTAATCATTGTACTCATGGTTTTTGCGCTACTCACTCTCGGTGTTGGCGGATTCATTATCTATCGTGGATACAAAAAGAAGTAATTAAAAACAAAAAATATAAATAAATAGCTTTTAAGCTATTTATTTTTAAGAAATTCTAAAGTAATATCATTTTAATTCGATATAACTACTGATCATGATGGACAACGACCAATATATAATATAACTTCTTGATCAAAGACAAGATGATGTCTTTTTTTTCCCCGGAGGCGATACTTTCAAGGTGAAAGAAGAAAAAATAATTCTAAACATAAATATATTTTTAGAAATTTTGTAGAAAATATATTTGTTGTAAATACTTTCCGGATACGATACTTTGTTCGTACTTTCCGGATTCTTTGTAATATACATCTAGCTCAACACACACACACATATTTTGTGTGTTGGCGCAAACGTAAGTTTTTTAAGCTATTTCAGTTTGATCACTATGGACAAATTTTGTCCAATAGCAGCAGGTGTATTGAGCACCTTAGTTATCACTTTGTTGATAAAAGTTCTGTTCCTCCTCGCTCGGCGACTGTTCCACTCTATCTATTTGGCATGCAAATAGCTCATAGTGGTACATATTGGCAGGTATCCAGTTCTCTTCAAGGTAAAGAACGCTAAGCCTTGATTTTAACAACGATGTAAGCACATTGTTTTCTCTAACAACAGTTTTATGGGCAACTAGGCTGTTAAGAATCTTAGTATACAACATGATGCGTTCTTCTTGAGTTTCCACTTCATCTAGAGCGCTCAAGAAGAACGAGTAGTCGATAGCAAGAAGCAATTTCCGACCAAGATAAGTATCTGATCTTGTAACGGGTTTAACGTTCATAATTCTACCTCTACACTGCGGGCAAGAAGCAGACCAAGGAATGAATATGACAACTTCATCTGGAACTAGAACAGTGCGTACTTTAGTCGTATTTTTCAGGTAATGGCCCCAACATTTACTATGTGCATAACAATTACATCTTGGGCAAATCTTTCTATTGGCTTTATTAAGACAAATAAAGCACTTGGACATTTATTCTAAAGAGAATAATTGTCTATATATTACTTTTCATTTTCATTTGAATACAAGTCTTGGAGCAGATAGTGATTGAATTTCATGGATTAACTTAGAGCGTACCTTCCACCTATATTTATACTGTCTCATCGTAAACCCCGGTCTGAATGTCTTCTCATCCTTGAACGAGACATCCAATACTTGATCCAGTGGGTTAACCAAAGCTTTGAGATAGTACATGTAATCAAGTCGAATGATGTTTCTATGTCTTGCCATGTAATCTGCGCTCTCAATCTTTTCATATTGTTTAGCTGTATGTTGATCAGGGTTACTAACGACATACTCTAACCTCGTTCCCGGATCCACCCTCTTACCTCTCCTCCTCATTCGCTCAGCCAGCTGCACTTGTGCTGGAAGACATAGGAGATAGAAATCCTGTGGCGAATCTGCTTTCTTCTTCTTCATCTGATTGTCTCGCTCTTCCTTATCCCTTGACAATAGAGGTACCGTGTAGTCTCCTACCATTGCTTTGCCGGGTTTATCTCTTATGGGTTTAGCCAACAACCCACCGTGATCCCCTACCGATTTTGTAATAATAAAGTCTGTGTACGGCTTACTCCCTGAGCACATCTGATTAATCTGTTCTAGAACAAAGTATAAAATACCAGAGCAGTCTTTATGTGATGCAATCATACTCACTACTCCTTCGTAGACATCTCTTACAAATTTACTGTTATCTCTCCTAGCTAATAGAACACCTTTCTTACCAATCTTATCGTCCACAACACCATCCCTTAGACACTTTCTGTACATATAGCGTTTCTTAGACAGAATCAAGAAGAACGCGTAGATCTCCTCCTCAAACTCTAAGACTATTGGTGGCGGGAATAGCTTCGTAATCTTGTCAGCTACATCGATAGCGTAATCCCAGGTCTCAGTGGCATTGTTCAAATGCGGAAATTGAATATAATTAGAATTATGCACTACCATCTCTCCAATACCTGCCGCAAAATGATGGTTAGCCGTCTCTATATCATAGATATAATCAAACTCGTTACTATAATCATCTATCTTCTTTACAGCATTTGGCTCATACCTAAACTTCTTGCTCGGCGTAGACCCAGTGATCTTATAAACATCTGGCTTATCACCTCTAGTATTAATACTCACTTTGTACCCAAGACTTCTCATCAGAAAAAACATACCTGCTGTTCCTATCTCTCCTTTATTAGTTATAGCCAAAGCTGGATCTTTCTTACTACCATCTCCTGCGTAATAACCCATGAAAAATGCTTCTCGAATCTTATACGGGGCATTGAAAATAATATCAGGAACGATCTTATATTTTTTATCATTGTAGAACAACTTTCTATACTTTTCAACTAATATTTTAATCATGCCACGGTGCTCTTTCTTACGAGATTTCTGCTTAGGTACTAATTTATTTGCCTTTGAAGATTTCATCGTATCCAATATTTTGAAATCCAAAGAAGGTTCATACGTGGTCAGAATATCTAGACATCTTTCCAAAAGAAGATTATCACCCTTGTTGATTGCCCATGAGTTTTTCATACTATATTTCTGTTTATAAGATCCGCATGAACCATCAGCGAAAAATACACCCCAGACAAACGCTAAAGAAGCTGATAGACCTTCGTAAACAGCATCAGAGATTACATAATCTCTAATCTTTTCAGCCGTAAGCCTATTAGGATATACAGGTTCTGGAGGAGTATCATCTGGTACTGGTAATTTTCTCTGACACAATTTATCACCAATACTAATTTCTGAACCAAGTGCAGCTTTACCATTTTCCCATAACAGAGAATGATCAAGAGAACATATAACTACTCCTGTATGCGTCAACACTCTAATCATAGGTTTTTCCACAGCATGTCGTATAACATGCACAATATCTGTAAAACCCTTGTCGCTCCATATTTTTGTTCCAGGTTTTGCTTGAGACATCTCTTTCCCAGTTACGGTTTTCACCCACTTTCCATCAGAAATCTCTTCCATCATTTTGTAACTCATTTTATCATTTTCCAAAATTAGGAGTGGAGTATACGGCGACACGCAATCAGTGTCCCCATAAATCAACCTTCCTTTATGATTATGGGTGAGTTCTTCAGCAACTCTAGTAATATTCTTACGACCCATATACGTTGTGCACATCGCTGCTGGCATAAACGGGAGATACCCTCGACGTGTACCAGTAATGCCATACATACTATTTGCGGATACCTTGTACGATAGTTGTCGCTTGTTCAGAACATCCAGTAATGTTTTCTGAGCAACGATGAGATCGGTATTGTCCTCTTTACTATCTTCCAAACTCTTGATTTCTTTCTTGACACGGGCCATATCGACTTTCCTAGTGTGCTTACGAGCGTCTAGTAAATTCTGTAGAATGGTTGGCATGACTCCTTTAGGCTCTTTCAAAAACCTATATCTGCGTTTTTCACACATTGTGATTTTGGCGATGGTCTTGGTTAACTCACCGCGTTCCAGAGTATAAGGTTTAAGTTTCTCGACCTCCTTATTGATCTCGATCATCATATTCTTGCGGCGCAGTTTGTCTAGACATTTATTTCGTCGGTCTCTCATCGCCTTGATTTTAGCTCTTTCCGTCGCCAAATAGTCGGTAAGTACTATTTTTCTCTGAACTTTTGGATCGTGTTTGCATGCCTGATGGTCCTCCCATTCCATCACATGACATTTATGGTCGGGTATCGAAGAGTCATCCGGTACCCAAGTATGATAGTCAATGTTGTAAGCGATGATAGTAGTTGGATACAGTGAGGCGAAATCAAAGGGTACTACCATCTTGTACTTACCGGGTATTGGTAGAAATACCTTAGCTCCCACATAACGCTCATTCTCGGCAACTGTATAAGCATCCTTCTCAACCACTATGTTCTGAAACATACAATACTTGTACATTTGCGAGTATACTTTGATTTGTTGCCCCTGCGTGTACAATGTAAAGATTGGAACTTGACAAGTCTTAGCCATCTCGGTTAGACCGACCCAAGTCTTGAGCTTGTCCATCAGCCGAACGACCAGGACGCTATCCTTAACGCAATAGCGGGCAACCAACCCCATGGCTCGTCGGGCTTTCTTACTGTATTCTCCTTTCTTGTTTTTCTTCGTTCCAATACGGTAACACTTGAAGATTCCTTTGACACTGAGTGGATCTTTGGTCTGGCCCAAGAAATAAGTTGATATAGTCTTGAGCTTGTAGTTATTGAACTTGAAGTCCCTGCGTACTAGCGGCAACAGATCTACATAGACTCGTCCTTCAGCGTCAAGGAATTGGAACTCTTGGTTCTTGTAAGCCGACGAAGACCACTTGATCGTCTTCTCGACCGCTTTAGCGTACTTGTGAAAGCCTTGCTTACTGAAGTCGGTGAGGCAGAAGGTATTTTTTGCCCTCGCTATCATGTACGGAATATCGAAGCCTAGGATATTATAGCCTGTGATGATGTTGGGGTTCTCTTCTCTGACGAGATCAGTAAACCCTGTCAGTAACTCAGCTTCTGTTGGGTATGTATAGACAATAACGTCGTAGCCTACAATCTTTTCGTCGGGATCTCCAAGGGACAATATATATTTATCATAATCCTCTGGTCCGTCTCCTTCTCTTGCCATCACGCAAGATATCTGAAATACTTTGTTCCTGGAATCAGTGGCCACCGGCATCGCCGAAGGATTCCAAGAGTTAACCTCAATATCGAACCCCATTATTTTAGGCCTTGGGACGATATTACAATCCAAGGGCGCTAGATGTTTGTATTTAACCTGGTACTCATGATCGCAAAGAGTGTCCATCTCGTCCTCTCTGATCTTACGGCCCTGAAACTTGACCCAACCAGCCGTCGGAAGCTTTCTGCAACAAGTCATCTGCAGAATAGGATTTGCATCGGACTCGTGGATCTTGAGTTTCAGCGACCCAAGTCCAACAACGTGTACCGATCCTTTCAACCTGTACCCGAGGACAGTCAGGTCTTTAATATTGTAGAACGAACAGAAGAGGTAAGGGTAAAGCTTTCTCTCGCCAGTATCCGGGTTGATATGGGCTCCGTAAAGCTTTTTCTTCCAGGTCAATGCCTTTTTCACCGGTTTCTGTCGTCCCATGAGACTATCGAGCTTGTCTCCAAGGATCTGTGCTTTCGTGGCGGTCCATCTTACTCGTGATGTCGGTAGCTCAATGTACACGTAAGGAGTGAAATCATCAACTCTGACGCAGACATTCTCATTCTTTTTGTTCAAGCCGTATACCCTGATACTGGTGAATTCTTCTTGGCTCTCATCGATATGCCAATTATATGGGAAAAATGATGATTTCTGCATTTTTGTATTTGTTTTCTAGTTACCGATGTAGCATTAAATGTCATTTTTAAAATCTAGTGAGTGGATAAATGAAGAGAGCAACGTTGGTAATAGGAGGAGTTTTAGGAATAACGGTAATTACACTCCTTGTATACTATTGTATGAGAGAGAAATTTGACAGCCCAAAATGGGTATGCGTCTCTGGTTATTTTGATCCTTTTCATGTTGGCCATCTAGAGTACCTAGAGCAGGCTAAGAAGATTGGTGACAAGTTAGTCGTCATAGTCAATTCAGACTATCAAGCTACGTTGAAGAAAGGTAAATCCTTCATGCCTGCGGCAGAGCGTTGTAAGATTATTGCGGCCTTGCGCTGTGTAGACCATGTAGTAGAGTCCGTCGATAAAGATCGTACGGTCCGAGAAACTCTGCGTACAATGCAACCTAAACCAGACTACTTCTGTAATGGCGGAGATCAAGATAATAGCACTATCCCTGAAGTAGAAGTCTGTAGAGAGCGGGGGATCGAACTTCGCGATGGATTTGGGGACAAGATCCAGTCGAGTTCCTGGTTACTAGGTACCGCAACCAAGAAATGAAGATCTTTTTCTTGTTATTCTGGAATAACAAGATTGATATTGCTTTTTAGAGATAAACGTCCTAGAAAAATAAATGAAGACGTACGTTAGAGACGAATATGTTATATATCTAGGCAAGACCGCCAAAGAAAACTGGAAGCTCCTGGGGGGCGCTGGATCTCATCATTACTTCTTTCATCTCTCATCCTTTCCATCTGGGTATGTAATACTGGAGCACGATTTCGAGGAAGTCCCAGAGAAGATTATTATCGAGTGCGCAGAGATTTGTAAGTCTGGTACGAAGTATCGTAATCTTAAAAATCTGAAAGTAGACTATTGCCAGTGTAGTAACGTGATGAAAGGGGACGTTGTTGGAGAAGCCGTGTTTAAGAGCAATAGGAAGGTGAGAGTGGTCGGTGTATAACACTTCAAATAAAATATTTGGGTTAATAAAGATGAAGATGAAGAAGAACATGAAAGTCATGCTTAGTATTTTACTTGTAACTATATTTCTAGTCTTACTAGGACGTTGGGTATATAGAAAGTGGAAAATAGATAGATATGTACCATGTTTAGGGATAACTATTGATGAATTCGCGCCAGCCTTTATTACTTTCACCACAATACCTTCAAGATTAAAATCACCGTGGTTCAAGAATAATCTGATTAGAAGGCTTACCATTGCAGGAAAATCTCATGTAGTACTCAATATTCCTCCTAAGTCATTGAAGGGTGAAACATATGTTATTCCACCTGATGTTCTGTCGTTACAAGGTTCGCAGTTCATCATCAATCACTGTCCAAAAGACTTAGGTCCTATAACAAAAGTCGTTCCTACGCTGCTAAACGATGATATACCCGACAATGCTGTCATAATGGTTTGCGATGACGACATAAAGTACCGTTCAGAAACTTTCCGATTACTTAAGAACTCCGTACTTATGCACCCCAATTGTGTATCGAGCATGTGCTCTAATGCAATCGAAGGATACAAATCCTACGGTTTCATTAAAAGTCTTATGAAAGGTCTGGGAGACCTGAGCGTACCAGAAGAGTGTAATAGAATTGATGATGATGTGATACAACAATATGTGAAACATCACAAAATAAAAGTGGTTACAGTCCCATACCCGGGCGATATCAATTCCGATGGATGGAGAGAATGCAGCACCCATGATACCACTGAACATCCAGAATGGGAAGAACTGAGAGATGATGATAGGAATCAAAAGAGAAAACAATGCTTCCCTCCATTACGCAAAGCACTTTCACGTACAAGAATGAATTGTAGAGTATTTGATTGCTTCATGGCTTCTACTGGCGAGGAAGACCTGTTGCTACTGCGTATTATGACGACAGCTCCCTACGTCTACAGATACATTATCATGGACAGCGACGAGTCACATACAGGATTAAGAAAACCTCTTATTGATCTTAGTGTGATTCCTAAGTATTTACGACACAAGGTTGTATACGAGAATGTTCAGTTTCCTGAGACAATGGCTATACAAGACCCAACCAATGCTTCTAATAGCTTGAGAGCGTGGTCTAGGGAAGCATACCAGAGAAATAGGATCATGGCCTATATTCACGAAATGGCTCTTGACAATGATTTTTGCTATATATCGGACTTAGATGAAATTCCTTTTTATGATCGAATTATAAGTAAACTTTCACCCCAAAATACATCCGGTTTGATACATTATGAGACGCCGACTTACGTTTACAATATTAACTTTAGTGAGGTAGGTTACATCCCTCGGGCGGCTTTCGGAGTCTACTATCGAGACCTAGAAAAGGCTTTGTCGGGTAAACATGCAACTTTGACTAATCTAAGATTCGAAGGAGTTCGAAAACACGACGTACTAGATAAATTAAAGCATTTACAGGCAAAGAAAGTGGAGAAAGGATGCGTTGCGCACCTGAATAGATTTTATAACCCTGCTGCACTGGTCCAGAAAAATGCTAACATAGCCGAGGGATGGTGGAGAGTGAGAGAGAAAGCAAGTGATACCTATAGAACATATTTCATGCACGTTTGCGATGGTCAGGATGGAAGCCATGTAGACGGAACCCACATTCGTAAGAAAAAGGTTGTACCAGACGTACCTCCTCTGGTGTACAAGTACTTACACCCTATACATACTATGTCTCCAGACGAGTTAACGAGACTTCACAGTAAAGTAGAAGCTATGTCAGAATCAGAACTTAAGTCTTTCGTCGAAGCATGGTTTTAGGTGATTGTAGCGTGTATATGTTATTACCAGAGATTGGTAATAACATGGAATTGGGGTTTCATAAAGGTTTAACTTTGCGCTCGGCCAGAACCACAATTCTTCTAGTATGCATGTGCTCGTGCTTATCCATGCCTTCTGTATCCTCTTTTGTGCGATCATTTAACTCGAAGTCTGTCACCACCTTTAACTTGTTATTTACTTTGAGGCAGGCTTTTAGTGCCTTTTCCAAGTCCTCTGTTCCCGGTCCGTAGGTATGGGGTGACTCCAATACAACGAGCTGTGCGTGGTTTGATAAGTACCCGATATCCTCGCTACTAGGGTAATTTATACCGAGTGCAACGATAGCACGTGGCTCTGGAAGATTCAGGAAAGCTCTCTCATAACTATCTTTATCAGAAACTTTCGCTTTAATCATTACTGCATTGGGGCATGATGTCCCTTTCGCAAAAGGCTCAACTAAAACATGACTCATATTGTTGTCTCGAGCTATACTACATACAGGGGTGATGTATGCTCCTATCTCCAGTACCGAGCGTATTCCATAGTGTCTTAAGAGACCTGTCACAGATATTTGTCGCATCCAGCTAAATGACCGATTAGACAAGTACTCCCAGTCATCCTTACCATCATCCATCTTGGATTGTTGCATGTGATTCCTTGTTCGGACATCGCGGAGACCGGTTCCTCCTTCCCCACCATCGTAGGATAATAAATTATCATCACACCAGAAATCCTCCATGTTATATTCTTTCTTAGGGTCTCCGATTGATCTGATCTTGTATTGCCAGCCCTCAGGAACGACATGAGGAATATTCTTACCGATGTCTAGAGGGTGTAGAAGTTTATCAAGTATGAATATTGCATGCTCACCAGAGGCATGACACACGTAGCTATACCCTCTCTTCCGCATTAAAGAATTAATTGCTCCGAGCGAAGATCCTGTAACACTATGGCCGTCCCAGGATGTAGTAGGTTTATACTTGCTGACGCAATATTCTTCTGAGTTGAAATAGCTGCTAAACTCAATCGCGATGACTCGGGGGCTAAATCTATTAAGATCAAGGCCCTGAAATACGTAATAGTCGTTCCTATCAATATCAATAGTCAGTAGGTCGAATAGAGAAGGTACTCCATGCTTGGCAAAGATATCATTAATATTCTCTCTTGTTAAAAAGGCTTGTCTTAGACGAACTGCGTCATGCTCAGCAGCATGAAGCAATGACCAAGATTCTGGTTGTTCTTCGCCTGTATTTGCTGCACCGCCTAGAGGTTCTCCATCTAGGAGTAGCCCTCGCCAGCCATCGTTCATACGTAGGTAGCTTGAATTAAGTATTTGAGGTCTCCGTGATCCGAATTCCACAAAATACTTATTATGTGTTCCAATTTGATTGAATATTTGATCTAATAACCCAGCTTGTTCGAATTGGCTACAACCAGGGGTGTCTGCTTCACAAAAGCTTCTAGCTTTAGCTATGTCTACTTTCACTCTTTGTATTACTGGAAAACCATGGGGATCTATGTAATATTTGTTATTTGTAGTTGGTTCCTCTAGTACAACTGAATTGTGACCTAACTTCGATGAGATGACTGTATCAAAATCGGCAGGAACAAAGTTACTTAGATTCTTGGAAAAGACTTTGCATGACTTATGAGACACATTGTCTGTATTATTTGTGTATACGTGGACATCGTAATTGCTATCATAGCTGTTCAGTAGGTTATGTGTAACATATTCTTCCATATCGATTAGAGCTACTCGCGGTCTTTGTATATGTGTATAGGTATTTCCATTGGGATCAATACTCAGGATCCCGACCTTCGGGCTTCTCTTAATCAAAAGGTTCGCTATTTTGCAGTATTGTTTTCTGACGTTGGTCCCATAACTTCTATCTGCGATTGAAGTAGGAGTTTTCTCCTCTGCATTATATGCGTATATGTAATAGATAGTATGACATGTACGCTTGGTACTGATTGAGTACGCTAGGTTTTCAGGGGAAGTATAGTAATCTTTCCCATATAGTCTCTTCCACATCCAGCTATCGACACCTTCGTCGATATTATTCCTTTGGAACTCTTGAAGTAAATATTCGGCAGTTGGTCTGTCTAGGATATAAGCGGTAGCACCTTGGCCCAAGAAAGCTGGAACATGGAGATGAGAGAGAGAATCTTTCCATCTCGAAGATAACTTAAGGCATGCATCATCTTCCAGTATTAGAACTTTCACCCAATCACTTCTATCCATAAATATTTTCCATGCATTACGGTGAGCCATAGCACATCCTAGTTCTCCTTTGGTAACACTGTGGGGTGGAATGTTTTGATACTCTTTGTCTGTTACTAATACCCCAGCTACGCGAGTAATACTTGTTACCCCTTCGAGTTGTCCTTCCATAAACTTCCTACGTTCTTTGTGCTTATCCATATTGATATATAAGACAGGTATATCTATCTTTTTAGGATCAACATCAGGTAAATTATGGTGCCGGTAGACTAACTCATCTACACTAGATGTAAACTTCAGAGGGAAATTTCTGTATACTTGTATTGGAGAGTCGTAATGAACTAATTGTTCTTCTTGTGGAGAGACCCTAGTGTTCGGGAAATAGTTCATGATTAAATTCCACAGTTCTGGAGCCCTTGGTTTGGCTGAGAGTGCCACTATGTTTCGTCCTGTAATCACAGTCTTGGTCGAAGACGGTATGTCACTAATATGCCCAGTGAATTTTTTACGTATATCCAAGTAATAACCACCATCCACATATATTCTACATAGGGCCCAGAATGCGGACCTCTTTGATGTATCCAGCTCTCTAAATAACTGCATAACATCAGGTCCATAATACTTGTACAAGAAGTTCTCACAACTTTGATGCCTGTAGATCTCTACTTTGTACCCGTGACAATATTTCTTAAGATCCTCTATGACTTTATGAGGTATCATATCTATATCGTGGTAACTCAAGTATACTACCTTCGGGGGTACAAGACTATTTGGTTCCTCTGTTGTATTATTATTCTCTTGGACAATCTTTTTATGTACATCTTCCTTCACCGGAGGTCTGTACTCTTTAACGCGTTTATGTAAATACTTAGACTTGCTACGAAACTTTAACCACCAAACTAAGAAACCTGTTAGTCCTAAGACAGCAATAATAGCTAGTGTAATTAACACCTTATACTTCTTCTTCATTTATTACATGTTAACTTTTTTTGTAATAAATTTAAGATGGAGGATGTTCATAAAAGGTCTTGTAGCTCCAGGGATCGCTATCAGGGTCATGAGTAGTGGAACAGTAACTAGCACAGAAAGGTTCATTCTTATCCGAGAGTTCATATACGGCTCCTGCGAGTATGAAGACTCCCAGAGCTACCAGAATCTTGGAAGCCATGTTCAGAGGACATTTCCCCCCTTTGGCTTTAGAATATCCTATTTTACAATAGAGGAAGAGTACAAAACCCAGAGAACCCATAACCAACGATGCAATTGTAAGATTTTTTGCTTTGACTTTCATTTATCTATGTCGAAGAAAATAATACCACATAAAATGAGTAAAGTAGGTATCATCAGACTTCAATACTTTAGCCGCATTATTTTACACTGGACAGTGAATATAAATACTATCAAAAAACTAAAAAAACTTTGTTCAGTTAATAAAAATATTTATCTATTTCAATATGCTAAAAAGACTGTTACTTTTTTTATGCGCTTGTATTCCTACAAGAATTGCATTAGTACTAATTTATAAATACATAAATGTAAAATTCTTACCATATTTAGGTATAGGATTACTTATACCTGCTATTGGTTTTTTATTACTTTATATTTTTAATTTGAGACAAACTGGTATAGAAACAGGAAACCGTATTATATGGTGGAATAAATTACGTGTTGTCCATGGTATAATATATTTAGGAGCGGCTATTTATGCCCTTAAAAAAGAAAAACTTGGTTGGATTTTATTATTGATTGATGTATTAATTGGTTTAATATCCTTCTTTATTTATCATAAATTTATAGCAATTCTTGATTAGGTTATACAGTATGGTCTCTTCCGATAACGGGTCGAACAACCGAACCCTCTCTACTGAGAAAGCTATTCTGAAAGCAATAGGAGAACCATATGTACCTCCGGAATACAGATAAAAAATTTCGTGCTTGTAATAAATGAATTATTACAAGACAACACTAATAGTTATAGCTCTTGTAGTATTTTTACTGGTTGTTATTAATGTACTCATGTATTTCTTTCCAGATACATTCTTACCTCTTCCCAACCAACAACCTTTCAAGTCGGTATGGACCCCAGAAGATAAGGAGGATATGAAGAAACTGTTAACAAAAAGTTTAGAAATAACAAGAGCACACGATATAGAGATGATAGCAATGTTTGGAACTCTAATGGGATTAGCAAGACATGAAGGGGTAATACCGTGGGACGATGATCTAGATTTTGCTGTAAATCTTAAAGATAGGAATAAACTATTGTCTCTTAAGCAAGAGTTCAAAAACGCAGGTATAGGTATATGCCCTGTAGCTGCGTACAGTCTAGGTCCGTTCAAACTACCGTTCCAAAGTTGGAAGAACCGATTATCCAAACTATACTGGTTAGATAGGCCAAATATTGGAAAACGTGCGTCATGGTCATGGCCCTTTATCGATATATTTTACTATAGCGAAAAAGGAGACGAGATAGTAATACCCGACCCGAAAGATTCAATCTCTATCTCAAAAGCTGATTTCTTTCCATTTAAGACCAATCTGTTTGAAGGTATTCCAATAAGTATACCCAACAATACGGACTCTCTACTAGACAAAGAGTACGGCAATGACTGGGAAGAAGTTTGTATGTCCTCTGGTTTCAACCATCGTAAAGAACGTTCACAGCGCTCAGGGCATACAGCGCTGTGCAAGAATGTAACGGATTCCTCACCCACTGAACAAGGAATTTACGACAATGTCTGGGTCATAAATCTGGATAGACGTCCAGAACGCTGGAGAACTACCCTGAGTATACTCAACCAATTAGGGCTACAGCCACATCGGTGGAGTGCAACCGACAAGGAAGATCCTGCCGTCATGACCGAGTATAACAAACTGGATCCAAAAATACGTCAAGGAGAATTTGCTTGCTACAAGTCCCACCTTAACATGTGGAACTTTTTGTACCAATCGGAAGTACCCTACGCTATCATCTTCGAGGATGATATATCTGTTCCTCCCGGAGTCCTGTTAGAGGATGTGACTAAAGTCCTTGATAACAGCAAAGGTTTTGACGTGCTTCTTCTGGGGCATTGTTCAGCACAATGGTTTGCTCGAAAACCTTCAGATGTAACTGGTATAGGAAGCGCTATGTGTTTACATGCGTATGCGGTGTCAAGGGAAGGTTTAAGGAAACTGGTGGAAGGAACCCACGATTATAGATATGCCGTCGATGCATATTTGCATAAAAGATTTTGTCCGGGTAACTTATGTTACTATGCTAAAGATCGAGCACAATCACACAGAGGTGGAAAAATATGGGCAGAGGGACTTTTCGCACAAGACGATAACTTTCCTACCGATATACAAAATGAACCAAATACGAATATTTTGAAACGCTTCAGCTGATGAGCAATATAAAAAAGAGTCGATAAAAAGATAAAATAATGTACATCGTACTCGTATTGGCACTTCTCATACGGTACGCTATTCAGCTCATAACTTTTGCCCAGATCCCACGTCTTACTTCTAGAACTAAAAATGGAATGATTATATATCGGACTAGTAGATCTAGACACACGAATCTAAAGGTGTATAACAACTGTTACCGTAAATGGATGGAATTAAATCCTTCTGCTACCATGATATGGTTCGATGACTTAGACTGTAAGAGATACATGAGAAAACAACCACTCGAAGTATACGAGTCATACCAACGTCTGCTCCCAGGAGCGTTTAAGGCAGATTTATTTAGGTTATGTCTATTATACGAACGGGGAGGGGTTTACGTTGACTGCGAAGCCATGCCGTATGTATCTCTTAGAGAGATGATGTCCGGTATAGAATTGCCACGTGATAGAATGTTCATTGCCCCTCTTGATCGTCGTGGTATACACAATGGTTTCATGATTGCTAGTCCTCGTCATCCATTCTTGGCATCATGTATCCAGTACATCGTAGATAATGTAAAAAACGAGAGTTATTACGATGATGATCTGGCTATAACAGGTCCTGTGGCTTTATCAAGATCCATCAATAGATTTCTTGGCAGAGATGACGAGTCTCCATTTCACACTGGATTAAACAAGTTTTGTGATATCTCGTTATATTTATATCAATATCGAAACTTCTTACCGTATGGACCTTTTCAATATATCTATCGAGATAACAAATGTCTAGTGGCAAAGAAACATTGTGTATACAGTTACTTACGAGCAAAGCTTAAACCTTCTGCTTACTTTCGGATGGTTAAAGCGAGACAAGTGTATCTACCTTCCAATTAGGTAAGATGAAACTATGATTTTTTACCAGCAGAGACTTAATGTGGTTGATGTTAGCATCAACGTAATCAGATGCTTCTAAGCTAGTTCGAGTAGCAAAATTAGACCAAATAGCCGCGAATACAGATGTTACAATCAATATATGGCTGATAAACTCCGATGGAGAAGGTAGTCTGCGCCATACAATACTAAATAGTATAGCAGTAACGATACATGCACTGATAAGAGATCTTCTCCATTTTATGGTTCTTAAGTCGTAAGTAGTGCAATACCTTATTTTTCTGAGAGACGCCGATATACTGTCCTCTTCTCTGGTATTGGCTGCTGAATAAGCATGTTTCTGCTCACGTTTTTCTTTAATTATCGCAAAGACGAACCAAAAAAGGGTGAACCCGATTGCTATTAATAAAGACTTCATGTTTTTGCTATTTAAATGTTGTCATATCTCATTTAAATGATAATGTTAGGAATAATATTTGTATTATTATTAGCCACTTATGTTCTAATTAACCAGGGAGTTATAGGTCCCGTGGATAAAACTAACATCAGAAGTCATCATCTCAAGACCGATAGTATATCTGATCTACTAAGCAGGATGGAATGGTCACTATTGCGACCCAATCGAGTTAACTATTTGATTAGATATCTAATGTGGGGACTTTGGGTAACCTTTTTGGGTAGTTTCGTGATGATGGGACACTTACCCAGCGCAGGAGAATTCTTGAGAAACTGGTTGGTTATAACAATGATACTCCTTAGTCTTCACGGGTACTATTATTGGCATGCAGATAAATTCTCTTCTTTCGCTGCTCTCAATACTTTAGAGACTATTAGGTCTCGTCTCGGAGTAGAGAAAATTGACGCCGAACAATTGGACATAATTAGCGACCATCCTACAGGATTTGATGCTCCATGGGTGTTTACTCATGCCGACTACGCACTTGGGACAAGATTCCCACAGTGATCAATACCAATACTATATCAAAAAGACAAATACAGTCAAACCTATGAGAATCCTTACGGAAACAATCTCGTAGCTTCTGGAAAACCTTATACTGCCTTTGCTGTATACTCTCCCTTTGTACGTTAGAGCTTAAACTCTCAGTGTCCTTCTCTGGATGGTGAGTGCAGAGAGGCATCTTCTTGCATAGCCTGGGAACTCCCTGTGTACTGAGAAAGGCCGAGATCACTATGTCGTCGTTGAAGAAACAGTCCTTATCCTTATTGTGAAACCTAATGAAGTCGAGGAGCTTCTCCCGATGTATCAGGCTTCGACGAAAGGAGATACTAGCGTATCCGCATACTGTGGTCGTGACGCTACTTCCGAGAAACGACGGAAAGAAAGAGGGATATTGTTCTCGACGACCAGACATGCATAGAATTAGAGGTAACTCCATATGGCTATACTTATAGACTATCCCGGCACCCGATACGGCACAACGAGGATACTTTGCGTAATTCTTTTCACATACTTCTCGCAGCGTAGGATCGTATATAATGTCGTCGTCCACCACGACCACCAGAGTATCGGGTGCTTCGTCGGAATTCAAAGCCCCAAAGAACTTGGTGATTGGTCCGTAGTCTTCTTCGAGTGGGACGATCGTTACACCTGGATGAGATATCCTTGGGTACGCGACTCCCCTACAAGAGATCTTAGGAACCGCTAGGTAAACAGCATCAAACTGCTCCACCAACCTATCTAGGACCTTGTCAAAATACTTTGGTTGTACTGGACGGGTAGTTAAGGAACACACGACTCGCTTATTAGTTGGACTGTAGCTCTTGAGTTCGACAACCTCGGGCTTCATAGAGATAGCCAGAAGCAGAACGACTGCTATAACCAGTAGTATGACACTGTTAAACATTTTTCTAAGTTGTGTTCATTCTCCTTAAATTTCCATTTAAACCACAACAAAATGCGAAGGACCGGATAATGTTCAAAAACAAAATATAAATAAATTCTCGTATCCAATAAGACTTAACAAAATGTACGTCGTTGTGATTGTAATAATAACCATCGTTGTTTTGTTTGTTATTTTAGATTCCAGAGTCTAAATTTATACAAGACATATTATATTGTTATCAAAGTGATACTTACCACTTTGATACTACAAGAACCACTCTTAAGGAAAAAAGAAGAGTTTTTTGTTCAACAAGAATAAATTCATTGCGTAACGCCTAATCTTTTCACCAATGTATTTACTAGATCTATATAAGAAGCTCGCGCGGATTCTTTGTCGGTACCTTCGTAGGACTTCCATGAGTTCCATTTAACTCTTTCTTTCAGACTAAACCATGGTCGCAAAGTGGTATTATCCCCTAGAGTAACTTGTTTATAGAGCCCATATAGTCGTAGAAGTTCTTCGTTTTTAGGAAGTTTCTGTAGCGATCTCACCTCCTTGCAAGCCATTCGAAATCGAAGAACATTTGAGTCCGAGTATTTTAGCATTTTATCAAAGAATGACTTATTTTTAACTTGTTATGACGATGAAGGATAGTTAATTAACCGTCTCCTGATTATGTAGTAGACAAGTGATGGTACAATAAGTATGATAATTGAGAACAATAATATTTTATACTCTTGAAATAGGAAAATAAGCATGGAACTATCACTCTTCTCCCATGATCCCTTTCCTAAGTGTACAGCGTATACCTCAGGGTCGCAATTGAGAGATATGATGTCTGACGTCAATCCATAAGGATGAAACAACTTGAATGGGTAATAGCTGAGTTTATAGAGCGTTTTATATTTGTTAAATACCCTATTTAGTATTCCCGGACCTGTAGTGAACATAATTGTAATATGCCTACTATAGTATATGGGAACTTTCTTATGTAGTTCAAGCTCGATAAACATCTTATTCCAGAAAACATGTCCGGCCTTGGAGTACATCAAGGAGTTAGATACGTGGACATCATGGTATATTTTATTTGGAGTTTCAACAAGATAAATATTTTTCGGGTACATCTCTACCACCTGGTCCCACGATCTGTTACAGAAATAGTCCATGTCCGCGTACAGGCCTCCGTACCTATGAAGTATGAAGTAGCGAACTGCATCGCAACGCTGAATATCATAAGGGTATTTTTCGTACATCTCTATGTGTTGCGGATAGCAATATTTCATCAGTCCTCTACATCGATCTAGGTTCCAACACATGTAGGTCCATGAAGAATTTTTTGTTATCCAGCTGTCACGATACTTTTTCAGACCTTCAAGAGCTTTCTGAGCGGCTCGAGGGGTTGGTATTATACCAAACCATATCTGATGAACAATCCTGTTACTTCTGTCGAGTAAATATCGATCCAAATCTTCAAAACTTAATTCATCCATTTATTTGCATTCTGGTTTCTGTTTAAGCAAGTCTAAGAGTGAAAATTTTATATCTATAAATAATGAGATTTTCCAACTATTGCCCGATATGCCAACAAAATGTAGATCTTTCTTCTTCACAAGTAATTGTAACGTGTTGTGGTCATACCTATCATACAAATTGTCTTAGAAGAGCTCTAAAGTATGATCAACGATGTCCTCTTTGCAGGACTCGACTTGGTCAGGAATTTCCTATTAAGGGTCTTATTTTTTTACGTTGCAGAAACCCGGAAACCGGGTATACATGGACGATAGGAGTAAATAACAATGGTATTACTCGTTGTTCATTTCCGTACTGGATAAATTCTTGTCGTAAGATAAATGCAACTTAGAACCGTAACAATTATAGGAATTTTCACTATCTTATCTTTCTTAACATTAATCGGTTTTTTAGCTAAAACTAGTTAAAGTTTGGAGATAATATAATAAAATGAAAAGAACTCTTGTGAGTACCGTCTATAATAATACCCGGTCCAAAAGGCCGAGGTTAACATCTCCTTTTAATTCTCGGCCACGAGAAAAACCCCATGTAGTAGCGGCAACACATGTACATAATTTTATGATTAATGACACTCTTGTGGACTGGTTAAAATCTCGAAGTAGGAGAGGAACACGTTCCACCCCAGTGTATTCATTCAATCCAGGATTTACTGATTTTATATTGAGACAAGGAATAGAGTTTGAAAGAGAACTCATTAAATATCTTAACAAGAGAGGAACTCCCGTAGTCACAGTATCAGAGTTTATCACAGATGAATCATGTCGCCGCGCCATCGATCTCATGAAAGAAGGTGTTCCTGTACTACACTCTGTCCCTGTTCGCAACAACTATAATAAAACTCACGGGATTATTGATCTACTAGTAAGAAGTGACCATCTAAGTGATATCGTTGAAGAAAATCCTCTTTCTCACGTTGAGCGTAAGACATCGGGGTCTCGACTTAGCGGAAACTATCACTACGTGGTAATCGATATCAAGTTTTCAACCTTACCTCTTCGAGCCGATAGCACCCATTTGCTTAATTCTGGGCATTATCCGGCGTATAAAGCCCAGACTCTTATCTATACACAAGCTATTGGTCGAATACAAGGATATACTGCGCCTTATGCTTTCATTCTGGGAAGGAGATGGAAGTATACATCAAAAAAAAATACATATCGTAGTTACAATTGTCTTGATCGTTTGGGTAAAATAGATTTTAATGGAGTGGATAAGTCGTATGTACGACGTACGAAAAACGCTCTGGCTTGGGTTCGAGCCGTGAGACAAAAAGGGTCGTCGTGGAGTATCAACCCCCCTTCTCGTAAAGAGCTTTACCCTAACATGTGCTTAGATTCGGGGCACTGGAACGGGGAGAAGAGGAAAATCGCAGAAAGAGTGGGAGAACTCACAAGTATCTGGAATGTTGGTGTCAAACAACGTAATCATGCGTTAGAGATTGGAGTAACTAGCTGGAAAGATAACCTTTGTACTGCGAGTACAATGAAGATGAACGGGAAACGTGCTCCAATCATTGATAAGATTATGGCAATTAATAGACAATTAATAGACAATCTTTGGCCAAAGAAGATCCAAAATAATATTAATGGGTGGAAGGACAAGGTTGATGAGGTGTTCGTTGACTTCGAAACACTCTCAGATATTTTCTCAGGCTTTAAAGACCTTCCGAAACAAAAGAGTTCCAACATGATTTTTATGATTGGTGTGGGGTGGGAATCTGAAGGAAAATGGCAACATTGTAATTTCATCTGTAATGCCCCCACTCTAGACGAAGAGTATCGCATTATGGACGAGTTCATGATATTCATGTCGAAGAGAGGCAACCCTCGTGCTAATTACTGGCATGCCGAGAAACGTTTCTGGACAGCAGCGGAGAACAGACAGTTTGAGCGTACCGGTGTAGATAAGGATCGTATATCGGACGATTGGCTTGCAGTTGAATGGTGCGATATGTACCACCTTTTTAGAAGCGAACCAATCGTTATTAGAGGATGTTTTAAGTTCGGTCTCAAAAATATAGCTAAAGCAATGAGGAAACATGGAATGATACGAGCCTCAATAGGAAGTAGCTGCAACTCAGGAATGATGGCGATGGTCAAAGCATGGAAATGTTATCAGACTTCATCCCAACCAGCCACTAGTGATATTATGCTAGACATTGCTACGTATAATGAGTTCGATTGTAAAGTCTTATGGGAAATTTTAACTTATCTTCGCCTTCATCATACATAAGAAATATTAATACCAATTTGGTATTAATAAGAAATATTTATATTAAACCTGTTGAACCAAAGCCGCCTTCACCTCGGTCAATTGTACATAATTTTTCCATCGCGACTTCGTCTCCGTCATTATTATAACATTTAATAAGAGTATCTGGTTCATATTTTTCAACAACAAATTGTGCAATTTTATCCCCGACATCGACGCTAAATTCAACATCTCCATTGTTAACAAGTACTACTTTCATTTCTCCTCTATAATCACTATCAACAACACCGGCTCCAATATCTATTGATTTCTTGACAGCAAGTCCCGATCTTGGTGCAATTCTAATATAAAATCCCTGCTCAAGCATCTTTAGTTTTACACCTGTTCCTACACATTTACGAGAATGTGGTTCAATAACAATTTTTTCATTTGAAAATAGGTCATACCCGGCAGATTGCCGACTCCCCTTTACTGGCATTTTACCACCATTTACTAGAATTAATTCAATACTATGCATTTTTCTAATGTTATACAATTTATGCTTTAATAATCATTTTTGATTTAAGCCAAAACGTTCCGTTAAATCAAGATAATCTAGCTATAGCTCTTGACGATTTAGCGCAGGCCTTGGTCATCTTGGTCGGGGTTCAAATGTAAAGTTATAAATTAAAAAAATATTTAATAATTATAAAATGAAGAGTATTTTATTTGTGAAAGCGGCAATTGTTGGGGTAGTGTTAAACATTGCTTTAGCATTAATTCTATCATTATTTGCTACCAAAGATGAAATTAAACCACCTAATGGAGCAGCAAAACTATCATTTAAGTCCCAGGTAATTCATATGTTAGTTCATCATGGACAAGTTCTTTTTACAAGTTCATTAATTGTAGCAGTTTTAATTGCACTATCTGTATGTATAGCTCAAATACTCCCGTAATTTCGTCGGACGAGATTTACTTGCCTAATGAACTCATACACCTCTTTCTTAGGATCATAAGATACGTAAGCATAACTTCGGATAGACGAGACAAACTCTGGGCTATTTACAAATGTAATACGAGATTTTCCCCTTATTTATTTTATACGGAGTAGCTAATTTGTCTGAAGGGACTAGACCCAATTTTAGCGAGGTCTTTTGCAACGGATCGAGTCAAGCCTTTAGCAAGTCAATGTCATTTTTGAGCATATCTTTAACAAAAATAAAGATTACGGTAGCTGATCAATTTGTATGATAGTATCATACAAAAAAAATAAATTATCTTAGAAACCAGTCATACTGTCGGTATATTCAGGATTGAACCTAGCATTATGAAAGTCCCAGTATTCTGGGCATCCAAATTTCCAGTCCTTGGGTGTAGATGGTGCTTTCCAGTAATAGACACAATCTTGCCATCTATTTGTCTGAGTTGCTCCGTGGATGTACAGGGCATGATAATCGTTCGTCAACTGGTCCATCAGTTCACAGAATGTGGTGAAGTCTGGAATAATGGATGCATAATTCTTATAGAGAGACTCTCGATTCTTAAGCAAAGGTTCACGGAGGATGAAGATACCATCTACATTGGTACGAATTACAGGTTTAACGTCCATTGCATACTGTAAAGATAATATATACAATAGCTTCCAGTGTCTTCCTTTCTTATACAATGCCTGTTGTAGAGGTTTATTGAAAACTCTGGGATCATCTGTACAGTCATCAAGAATGAGCACCGCCCAGGGATTAGAAAGGTGTTTATGAGCAAGTTTCTGACGCCTCACAATATCTTTGATCTTTTCTTCATCATAAGAGTTAAATATAAACGTGCTTGGCATTATTTCCTCGTATGCATGGTTCGTATCCTCTGAACCACTCATGGCGGCTCCTACAGGGAATATGTGCTTTTTGGAATATAACAGAGCTTTGATCAGTGTACTCTTACCCGTACCGGGCTTTCCTACAACGACAAGCTTACACCCACCATTGTAGGTAGGATCCTCAAATCTACTGGTAATAGGTGGAATCATGTCCGGATTGAGCTCTTGGATTTCAATTACAGAAGGGCTACTCATGTTTGGCACTAGCAACCGTTTGTTTAAATGATTTAGTTTTATCTAGACAAAACTAAATGGTAAAAATTTATATGCTGATTTATATCGTAACACTCATTATTGCATCGATATCTGTATATTATGTTCTCAAATGGAGAAAAAATAAACCTATTATACAGCACTTTACAGCATCCACAATTTGGAAAGCTTTCGTATTGAACGCGATAGCCGCTTCCTTGGTAATCTTTATTGCATTAACGACCAAGAAACAATTTGATACTTTTCACTACCGTAATGACGATGACGATGACTATATTATTGATGTTACGGAAAAGATGATCGTTCAAAGGACTAATTTTATTAGTATTTTCCTTACACTCACGTCTACTTTCGTAACATCAATGGTTGCGTACACAATAATGTATGTCTTGTTTGGCTTTGGGGGTGGACTTTTGGCAAATTAAAATTATACCAATTAGTATAATTTAACAATTAGCTCAAGTAGGAATGATCCATACCAGATGATAATAAAGAAGCCGATGGTTTACCCAATTCGTTCCAGCCTACCCTTTTTTGTTTTGAACTTAGAACCAGAGCAGCCACACCGCATACAATTGCAAAAGTTACGGAATAACACAGGAGCAGAGTTGGTACAATCTCAGCTTTACCTTTAGAGTTCAATCTCTGAATCCAAGAAGGTCGCGACAGATATAGAATACCCGCAGATAACAAGAATGTTACTGCTATTACCATTAGACTTATATCAATGGGTTTTTTAAAATCTAACATTTTATACCTAGTGAAGATAATATTAGTATTCGGAATCGTCAGACTCGAAACCACACTTCTCCTCCTCTACAAGTTCCTGCGACTTGATATATATTGAGATCTTTCCAAGACTTCCTACGCTGGACCTGAAAAGCAATGGGAGATTGCCATTTGCGGGGAAAATCTGCATAGTATTGCTCAGACCTGCTAACTTGGTGATACGGGATAGCTGATCAGTAGTGAAGGTTGCGTAGTATTCCTTGGATTTCTCGTCATCAGAGTCTTCGTCGTCAGAGTCTTCGTTCTCGCCAAAAGAAACTTTACGTTTAAGGATCCCATCGGCATCAGCAATGAATTCAATATGAAAGTCTCTTGCACGCACATTAATATTAATACTCCCTATACTGCTAAGATCTTTACACATCTTCTGAAACTCTGAGGAAGGTACAATGACTGGTTTACCGTAACCAGTTGGAATATCTATGTCTAGATTCTGAATCTCTTGAATTTTAATTCCCGACGTGGTAACACGAGTATTCTCCTTTGGGATGGTTTTAATACCAAGCTCGTTTGGATTGTCCGTATCGATAAAGAGTTGTAAGGAATCTTTTTTCTTAATAGATTTTAGCATTCTATGGAAGTGGTTAAGGTTAAGACCCATGCAGAATTTCTCATCAAAACGAAACTTGTATAGAGAAAAATTTTCTCCCAATAGTCGTAAGTCTACTAAGGTTTTGCGATGATAATCGAACATTCTTAGGACGATACCATCGTTACAAACTTCAAAGCACCCTGTCTTGAGGTTATTTGTAAGGAGCTCAGCCAATACTTTGATCTGATAGGCCTCTCCTGTCTTACACTTGAATTTCACCGGCATTTGAGATGAAAGGGTTAATACCTTAAACCACAATTTCAAAAAAAAAGTGTAATATAAAATAAACAGATGACAAAATATTTAGACAAACCTGTCGCATACCTTGAAGATCAAGATTTCGACGAAGAGGGAAATCTTATCGCGCCAAATATACCAAGTGGGATACCAGTTGTTATTATGTTACAATCCTCGTGGTGCATGCATTGTACATCGGCTAAGACGGAGTTCCAAAGTTTCGCAGATGCTACTGTAGGAAAAGTATTCTGCGCAACCATACAGATTGATGGTGACCGTCCTTCTGAGAAAATTTTAGGTAATAGAATAAAAATACTTAAACCCAAGTTTAGAGGATTTCCTGATTATCTCTTGTATCAGAACGGCCGAAAAATTGACAAGGAAATACAAGGGAGAGACGTTCGACACCTCAGGGACTTTATCCAAGTCTAACAATCTTATCCCATAAATTTACGGCGCGGTACTCAGGGTTAGGGTGTAAGAGAGAAGTCACCATAAGAGATACTGCGGGGTCAATGTTAGCATTGTGCATCGATCTCTTAGCATATGTTTGCATATTATTTCGGTCTGTTACGTTCTCGAATAAGGGATTATGTCCCATCGTTAGAATATAACCAACCATGCCCACGTTCCACAAGTCCGTATTACGATGTATTTTATAATTATAAAATATCTCAGGACTTGTATAATCAGGTGTCCCGATATTTTCTTTTATACCCCGTTGTCCTGTAGCAGAGTGTTTTCTCATAGATTCAAAATCTATTATACTCAGTTTTTCTTTTTGAGAGTCCCATATAAGATTTTCGGGTTTAATGTCGAGATGAGATAGATTATTCTTTTGATAAGATTTTATATGGTGCAAGAGTTGTCCCAGAATATTCGGCACATTTAGATTATTTTCCGCACCGTTTATCAAATGGTAAAAAAGGTCTTTACCGGGTACATATTCGCATTCAGTAACAACTATACTATCAAAATTGTGACAATGATATAACCTAGGAACGGGTAGGTTAAGGTACTGACAATGTAAGTGATTATACCTTGTATATGCTCCAGCGATCAGCGATAGTTCCTTGAGTAGAACTTTTCTATCGTGCACCGTATCCCATCCTGTTGCTAAGGTGTTTTCATTCTGGAGGAACTTAATACCCTGTATTCTTGAACAACTTTTACGCAGTCTAGTGATCATTTCTCCTTCCATAGTTATTTAATTAAGTCTTGCTAAATAACAAAATGGTCCGTATTAACAATAAGTTCGACTTCGATGTCTACCAATTTGACACCTTTCAAACTGTTGCTGAGAGACTGGCTGCCACCATGAATACTCTTCCTAAGTACTTGTACTTAGAGGTTCCAGTCAAAACAATCTCTGAATTCCGAGAGAAGAAGAATATAACAATTGGAGATTTACTAACTGATATGAAGGTTAGAAAGCTTTCTCAAATCCTATCAAGCTTGAATAAGAATCAATTTCTTGTCAAAAAGAAGTTAGATATAATGGTTGACGTTGCTGCTCCGTATGTTGCATACAATACAAGATTACAAAATGCAGAAAAAGAAATACGTGGGATACTTCTCCTACAACTCCAGAAGAACTTTTCTGATGGAACAGTAATGCCTTCTCAATTGTTTTGGCGCAATAAAGATAAAACACAGTATAAAATTACCCGATCAATAGAAACAAATAAAGACAAAGTGAAGGGAGTACTTGTACTGGTATCAGAGAAAGGAATACCTCATACTGAATTTACTCCTCATGAAGCAACACTGCGCCTGGAATTTGATTCCAATGGTCTGACTTTACTGGAGATCTTTGACAAAATAAAACTTACACCGAAAGTACCTTTTGCAAGTGCTAATAATTTTTACAAAATCCTTCGTGACTTTACACCAACCCCAACTTTGGGGGACACAGATGACCACATATACTTTCAATTTAGATCCAGCCCTTTATCGGAAGATCCTAAGTTTTTTGACACAGTATTAGTTGTAGATGGAGAGATTGGTCAAGAGAAATGTGTCGTTCAAACAGGCTCCATTGACTATAAACAAGGGTTTAAAATAGAAGACTTTTTGCTTAATTTTGAACAGGTTTTTGGCACGCGCCTAAAGCCGAATATGTATGAGCGTAGTCTATCCAGAGAGAAAGGCAGATTTTACTACCGACTTGGACAGAAACCTATAGATTCGTACGTACTTGGAGATCTCGTTATGAACGATCCTTTGTTCAATAAATTTTTGTCCATAGACGATCACGAAGCTGCAACCAAAGGCAAGCGTGGCAGTACATATATCCATTTCTTTGGAGATGGTGACGATGAACAGACTGTCAAAGCCAATATAACAATTTACAAAGTTAGAGATAAAGATGAGGTTCTGAGAAGGTATGCATATAAGAAAGGGGAATATTATCTCAATATATTGGTAAGTAATGCGAAGAGTAGAAGCGCCTTGGAGGATTTTATGACTATCTTTGGAAAGCTATTAAGTTTGTACCATAAGAAAGCACCCCAGATAATTAAAATATATCAGAGTCTACTTAGTCCGACGATATTCCCTCCTGTGTACAAACCCAGAAAACCGTTGGCAAAAGGAAAAAAGACCAAGGCATCACTTAAGGAACAGGCTCCTGAGGTATTCGTCTCGGGGTACCCGACAAAGTGTGCTAATCAACCTCGTATAATTTCCCGTGCGGAAGCAAAGGAACAGGACAATATTGTTATGCAATACCCAAAAACATCGGACGAAGGATTTCCTCAGCGGTGGTATGTATGTGATGAGCATCCGTCACACCCCTATCCAGGTCTTCGTGTTAACGACCTGTCGAACAAAAACATTGTTCCTTACTTACCTTGCTGTTTTAAGACCCGACAGGACATAAAAGAAGATAAAAGCAAACAAACTAAGCCATATGCTCATTATTTTTATGACATACCGGTTGTTAGCGGGACCGCGATTAATCAACAGAATCTCTTAACTAGAGATCTCTTCGCTGATCCAACTCGAAGTGGATCTTTGCTTCCTGAGCAACTTAATGAGATGCTAAATCTTGTTACTTACCGTCCAGATTGGACCTTTGTACGGACAGGTGTTTTCGACTCTAAATCTAGCTTTCTAGAGTGCGTGTTTGAAGCTCTTCAAGGGTACTCAGGGAATAAGGATATATCTAAACATTTCGCAGAAATGTTGCAATACAATTCAGACGAGGTACTTGCAGCATACGATAATGTAGAGCGCATTGATAAAGAGAGTTCCAAAAGGAATATACTTGCGGATGCGAAGGCAAAACTATGGGAAGCAAAGAAAAAGGAACGAATCCAATTTCTTAACAACTATCGCACAATGCTTGCTGAACACCCCGCATCTTGTAGCCAAGAGATGTACGACTATAGCGAAGATGAGATAGTAAAAAGTATTCGGGATCCGAATATTTACTTCGACCCGAGATTGTTTACAAATCTCATAGAGAAAACATTCAATTGTAAGATCGTTCTATTTAGTCGTGTAACTCCGGGTACTCAAGAGCATGAGTACATTGGGGGTGATACTACGGTCTTGAAGATTCCCCGTCACGTTCAAGCTTACTACAAAACAAAAGAGAAGGTTCCTACCATTCTTATATATGAGCGATTGGGCCGAGGAACCGAACAGAAAGAATACCCACGTTGTGAGTTGATCACTTACTGGGATGGAGCCAATGAGTTGAAGACTCTTCATGAATCAGGATCGAGTGTATCAAAACAGATGGAAATTCTTTACGAGAAAGTACGAGCATCGTATAATCTCAACTGTCCTGTTTCTCAGAGTATATTACCATTGGAGAAACTAAGGGAAACTGTAAAATTAACTCATCAAGAAATCGATTCTTATGGAAAATGCAGGGCCTTAATTTTTCAGTACAAGGGTCAGACAGGTTCTTTACTGGTAACCCCTATACAACCTCTTTTACTTCCACGGTTCGACGAGCAAGTCACCCATCGAATATCATTTGAACTGGCTACGGAAATACTAAAAATTTTACCAGTACGCAGCAATAAGGTTGATACCGCTTATTCTGGTGTTATCGGTAATGTGAAATTCTCATTGCCTTTCAAAATAGAAGGAATTTCTGGTCTTAAAACTTTGGTCACCGAAAAAGATCTTATTACTCGGGACCAGACAGGATCAAGATTAAGTGCGTATATTGCGGATAAGAGAATAGCTAGATACATGGTTGAGTATGTAAGATGGTTGTACTCGACGTTTCTTGGTGATAAAGAATCTTCTATTGAAAGCGTACAACAGTTCGTCGAACAAAAAATAAAGGTAGATGAGGATTACAAGTATGGGCACATTGCCAAAAATTTCACCATGAACGGTGGATTGACCAACAAGGGAGTTCTGATTGTTAATTCAGAGGAGACGAGAAAGAGATTAATATATACTCTTCAGCTATACGATCTCAACCACCCCGATGATCTTAAACAATATAAGTCGAGGACTTCCATTTCTGACTACTTTTTAAATGTCGGAGACTTTACTCGCTACCGCTCACAAGTGATCCTCCAAGGAGATGACGCCGTATTAAAATGGATAAATGAACGAGGACAAGATTACTATCTGCATACCGAAGTTGTGACGAGCGATAAGTTGGGAGAACTTAGACAAAGTATTGAGAAATTAAAAATACTTTCTAAAACACGAGAAAGTTTGGAAGATCTACTGGAAGAAAAAACTTCAGAGTATGAACAACTTGAATTGAAGATGCTTAATTCTCCTCGCTTTTTCAAGAATAGCTTGGTGGGAGACAATGAGATGTATTTATACCAAGAAACCACTGGTCTATCTCAGGCGTTGAAGATATGCAATAAATGGACTCAAAAAAGTTTTAATGATGGTAGGAGTATTAATAAGAGCGAAACCGAGTTACTTCCAACTGAAGATTTCACGCTATACTCTTATCAGAACCCGACCAATATTATACCGTATGTCTGTGAGGATGGATGTCAGCTTGGAAGCAAGCGTGGAACAAATGATAGTGCATCGGTCATAGGATATAAGGATTATAATAATGAACCCACCTTTATCAGTATACTCCCGCTTGGGTCATGCTAACGGTAGTTTTAAAAATGATTCTAAAAGACTGATCTTTTAGAACTAAATAGTAACAAGAATGCCTACCAACACAAAAAAGAAATATCAGAAAAAGAAACCTATTGATCATTGTCTTTTGCGCCCTGACATGTATGTCGGGTCTACACGCCTTCGCGAGCTTAATGAATACGTAGCGACCAAGGAAGACAATGGAAATTATAGCATCGTATGGAAGAGTATACGCTCATCTCCTGCCATCTTGCGCATATTCATAGAGGCTTTGTCCAATGCGGTCGACAATGTGGAGAGAAGTAGGAAAACCGAGACACCATGCACGAAGATTAAGGTAACTATTGATCCTGAGACTGGAGAGACATCTATATGGAACGATGGAGACGTGGTCCCAGTGGAAATACACGAGGAGGAAGGTTGCTATAATCATACAATGATTTTTGGTCAAATGCTGACAGGATCCAGTTACAATGATGATGAGGAACGCATGATCGCGGGAAGGAATGGTCTTGGCATTAAGTTATGTAATATCTTCTCCAGTAGTTTTCAGGTGAAAGGGTACGACCCATCCTCGAACAAACTCTTCACGCAGACTTGGACCAATAACATGAAAAACCCTGGAAAACCCAAGATTACAACAAACCGGCTTGCACGAGGTTATACCCAGATTACTTGGACTCCTGAATTCCAACGCTTCGGCTTGAAAAAGTACACGTCCGACATAATCCAGCTGTATACCCGGCATGTCCTTGACGCGGCAATGCTATCGAAAGTAAGTGTTTACCTCAATGGGGAACTCATTCCTATTAAGTCTCTCTCTCAGTATTCAGGTCTGTATAATTCCCCTACAGAAGAGAAACTGTTGATCAAAAACAAGGACTCTACGATCTTGGTGACCCCATCTACGGAAGCCCAAGTAGTGTCATTCGTCAACGGTATCTACACTCGTCTTGGAGGACAGCATGTGGACGCATGGAGCGAATCAATTTTTCGCCCTATCGTCGACAAGTTCAATGGTAAAGGTAAGAAATCGAAGAACAAGAGTCCTAAGATCAACATCACCGATGTTCGACAATTCTTTCGGTTGTTTATCGTAGCTAATGTAGTGAGACCCGAGTTCGACGGACAGGAGAAGAACAAACTGGAATCACCTGGGATCACGGCTGATGTAAAAAGATCACATATCAATGCTATCTGTAAATGGTCGGTAATGGATAGGATCGAGGACATTATTAGGGCCAAGGAAATGGTAGTGCTGCGTAAAGCCGAGAGAAAGAAGAAAAATGTTAAGATCGATGGTCTAGATCCAGCTAATAATGCAGGTGGAAAGTACGCCAGACAGTGTTCTCTTTTTATATGCGAGGGACTCTCGGCGAAAACCTACGTAGTTGCCGGGATTGAGACTGGAGTATACGATAAATCAGGGCGAGACTGGTTCGGTGTATTGCCTGTGACTGGTAAAGTTCTCAATGTTCGCAATTCCACTCCGACTTCCATAGCTGCTAACAAGGTCATCGTCTCGCTCATCCAGACTTTGGGGCTCAGCCACGGTCTGGACTACCGCCTGGAGAAGAACTTCAAGACTCTGCGCTATGGTAGAGTGATCGTGGTGGCCGATGCGGACGTTGACGGTATCCATATTGAAGGGTTGATCATGAACTTGATTCACACTTTGTTCCCGACCCTTCTAGAACGTGATATTCCATATATCGTGAGCATGAAGACACCTATCGCCAGAGTTTTTCGGGGTAGGGCTAAAGACCTTCTTTTCTACGACGAGAGACGGTTCAACAAGTACCTTGCCAAATCAACCAAGAAAGTCAACGCGAAGTATTACAAGGGTCTAGGTACGACTCGAGAGGAGGATGTTCCCGATACTTTTGGTCTGAAGATGGTAGAGTTCTCTAACGATGAACATGCATCAGCTAACATGAACAAAGTTTTCCACAAGAAATATGCGGATGCTCGCAAGCAGTGGTTGGGTGAGTACGCTCCCGACAGGTACGCTTTCTCGCTTGACGACCAGGGTGATAGATGCACGATGTCCATCTCGAACTTTCTCAATGGAGAGATGATCAAGTTCTCTCATGCGGACTGTGCACGAAGCATCCCTAATGGTATTGACGGCTTGAAGGAATCGCAAAGAAAGATCCTGTATGCTGTGCGTAAGAGGAAGCTCAACTTCGGTGGGAAGTCTCTGAAAGTAGCACAATTGAGCGGCTATACAGCAGAACACTCTAACTACCATCATGGTGAACAGAATCTTCAGGATACCATCGTTGGGATGGCTAGCGGGTTCCCAGGTACTAACAATATCCCTCTGCTCTACCCTGATGGAGGTTTTGGAACACGACTAGAAGGTGGAAAGGATGCCGCAAGCGCCAGGTACATTTTCACCAAGAAGGAAGCTTTGACCGATTACATCTTTCGCAGCGAGGATGATCCACTTCTTACTCCTGTCAACGATGACGGTGACCTAGTGCAACCCGAGCATTATATGCCTATCATCCCTATGATCTTGGTTAATGGATGTACAGCTGGTATCGGAACTGGATGGTCCTGTACGATCCCATGTTTCAATCCTCTGGATATTATCGCATCTATCAGGGTCTGGCTCGATAACGATGGAGAAGTGATGCTGAAGGAACCCGAAACAGGAGAGATTTGCTGTCTGCTTCCTGAACTAGTACCTTGGTACCGTGCGTTCAAAGGCAAGATTGCAGCCTCTGGTGACAGCAGGTTCAAGACCGAAGGTATTCTGACCAGGGGAAGCAAGAGGAATACGGCTGAGATAACCGAGCTCCCTATCGGCATGTGGACCAACAAGTTCAAAGAGTCCTGCGAGGACCTTGTCATGAAAAAGAATTTGAAGTCCATTAAGAACTACTCCAGTACTCAGGATGTACACTTCATCCTTACTGAGAGTCCTGACGGTATCAAGTGTAACAAGGATAATATGAAACTCCACACTTATCTGTACACATCTAACATGGTCTTGTTCAACGAGAAAGACCAGCTAAAGAAGTTTGAGACTCCACAGGAGATCGTCGATAATTTCTGTGTTGTACGACTTGAGTACTATATCAAGAGAAAGAAGCACCAGATTAAAGCACTAGAGCAACGTCTGCAGTTCTTGGGTAACAAAGAGAGGTTCATCATCGAAGTGATTAAGAAGACTGTTCCTGTCATGGAACAAGATGAACATGATACTATTGCTCAATTAGAAAAGAGAAAGTACGATAAGGATCCCCAAGATGAGACGTACAACTATCTTCTTCGTCTTCCGATTCGCACCTTCACGACTGATAAAGTGAATGCGTTGAAGAGAGATATAACCGGGCTAGAGAAGGATCTCTCAACCTTACAGAAAACTAAGGTAGAGAATATATGGCTTCGGGAGCTGAAGGAACTTGAGAAGGAGTATGGCAAGTGGCTCAAGGTGATGGAGAAGCGTGTTCCTAAGAAAGCCAAGAAGAGCCGCAAGAAGTGAGATATATCTAAAATTTATTGTATTACTAACATCAGTAATACAAAAGACTAATTTTTACTGTTTGAACCTTTACTGATTAACTTGACGATCTTGTTACAGAATTCATTTTCTCGGCCTTGGGCGTACGTAGAGATAGCCACTGCTGCTTCCATGAAGTCGTAAGCTTCTCTTTCTTTCTCAGACCAATCAGCTGATAACTTATCTATATGCTGTATGCTCAAACTAAAGCTGCGATCTCTCAGTGACTTG